GGAATTCAGACAGCATCCAAGAAGGGTGATGGCACTATGAAGATGGATAAGAATGGTAATGCTGTTGGTCCTAATGGACAACCTCCTGTTACAGCACAAGATATTGAGGCAATCATAGCGAAAGCTGGACCAACTCAAACAATCAGAATCGAACAAGCACCTCTTAAGATAGTTGGTGTAACCGATACTGAAGAAAAACCCTACAAATTATAAGATCATGCAAAGAATAGTAAATGTTATCGCTCTTACAAGTGGCGTTATATCTTTCGCCGTCGTTGCTGCTGGCGGGTATCTATTTCTCAATAAGGATGCAATCGTCGATAACGTCAAAGGCCAAGTAATGGAAGCAGTCACTGGATCTCTTGGAGGTCTTGGTGGTGGTGCTCTTGGTGGTGGTGTCTCAGGTTTAGCACCTGATGCTCCTGCTGCTGATCCTGCTGCACCACAAGGCTCTACTATGGGTCTTCCTGTTCCTGGCGGATTCTAGTGGACGTACAAAAATTAGCAACCTACGGTACAGCAGTTGCTGTCGTAGGCACTGGTGGTATTGTCGGGGGCGGTCAAGTCCTTGACAATGTTAACGGTGGACCTCAGAAAAGAATAGAGGCACAAGCAACGGAACTTAGATTAATTGTTAGGGAAGAAGTTAGGTCAGCAATTAAAGAAGCATGGCCAAAGACTACTGGATATATAAAAGGTACACAACCTAATGGGAATTATAGGACTATAGTACCTAATGGAAATACAACAAATACCAATAAACAATAACACTATAATCACCCCTCATCAAAATGGGGTGCAGGTTAGGTTTATTAGAGGTATAGATAATCGTCTTATAAGAGTTAACACTCCTAACGTAAGACAGATAAGTGATCAACGTGTGTGGATGCAGTCAGCACCAGTTACTAATGTACCTCAGGTACCTGTAACTACATTGGTAGGCACACCGATTATTAATATGCCTGGTTGTGTAAAGGTTAATAAGGAGAATGTAAAGAATCCAACCAACAAGAATAAGATGTTGGTTAATGATGATCCAAAACAGAATGTAGTTTTGTGTGATGGTGGTATGCCATACTATGAACCACCCAACTACGATGCCAGAGAGTTAACATGGCAGACTGTTTATATGGATCAAGAGGAAGAGCAGAGTGGAATAGATACAGGTACTCCAGAGGTAGATGCACCAGAGACACCAGGTGCTCCCGAAACACCTGAAGAATATAAAGACCCTGAATGCCCTGGACCTTTAGAAGCTAGGTTAGGAGCAGTTGGACCTAATGAAAAAGAAAAGGTATCTGGACACGAGTTACAACCCGATCCAAATAACCTTAATAAAAAAATATGTGTGACCCTCTATGAGGATATTGGGGTAGTTGAACAGTATCTACCTAGTCCTCAGATTGTGACGACGACGGCGGTGATTGCGTCAGTGGCTGCGTCGTCTGCCCTACTTGCCAAACCCCTAGCTGATCTGCTGCTGAGGGTGGTGAAACCTGTTGTGAAGAAGGTGATTGGAAAGGTAAACGCCATCCTAGGAAAGACAACTTATCGTCCTTCTCGTTCTGAGGTTCTTGCTGATGAGTATCGGAAGAAGAAGGGACTACTTCCACTGAAGAAGAATCAGAAGAAGAAGCCTCTGAAGAAGTCTCCCCAAAGTTAGGTTGAGGTAGGTCGTGCTTGTGTGGTACAATCTTACCACCAGGATTAGTTACTACTACGTCAGCACATACAGCATGATAAGGTGATGCAGGGTGGAAAAATATACCAGCCTTCTTGAGCTCACCACAATTTTTAAGTCTAGCTAATTCAAAGTCTAATCGTTTGTTAGATGTCAACTGAGTTTGATGTGCTATCTGAGCAGTTGCTGCTTGATGACATTGCTTTTGTAATTTTCTATTCATTGGTATAGACAGAGTAGCAGAGAGACCAACATTCAATGATTGGTTTGCTCTCATGTCAGTCCTTACTGGTTTAAACCAAGTAGGTGTCATGCTACCACCACTATTAACTACGTCAGGGACACCATCAGCACCATCTACATCTATTTCTATTTGCATGTCTTCCCCATCAGGGAACCATCTACTACCATCTGCCTTGGTTCTGGTGTCATACCAGTCTTCCCAAGGATAATTCTTTACAGTGACAGTCTGTTTAGATGTCTTACCTGAGACATCAGTCATATTATATTGTGGTTCATTATAAAAATCCTCCCAAGGATCCTTTCTGCTATCAGCAAACTGGACATAAGGAGTGACGTTTAATGTACTACCTTGACATGACACTCCACCACCGTAGGTGTTAGTGACGTATGGACCTTGTAAAACTTGTATTGCCTGGTTCGTTACTGAGCCAGAACTATTGGCGATTGGATTAGCTGTTGCACTTACACCCCCTACACCTTCCGCCAGTATGGCAGGGGCAGTCGCAAGTTGAGTTAGACATAAGACTATTGGGTAAAGGTACTTGTTGTGTCGGTCACGCTTGTTACGGTGGTGACTCTTTGTATGATCGTCTGATTCGTCATACCTGGTCCTTGATAACTTTGGGAAAATTGAAAGGCTTCTCCTGGCTCGTTTATCTGAAAATTGTTCACTGCTGAGAAATCCAAGTTGTCGAATGAACTTGTTACGCTTCCTGTGATTGTATTCTCTCCTGTTGATCCAGGAGTTATCGTCACGGTTGATGTATTCACTGGGGGGTTGAGTGCTGCACCGTTGTTTTTGATGCCTACCCCTGTCACTGAGTATTCCCATCCTGTTCTATAGTCAATTGAATTTATTGTCTCTGTGACTGTACTTTCAGTCTCTGTGTGGCTCGTCATCGAACCCTGTTGGAAGTTTGGGACCACGGGGACCGCCGATACAGGTACAGCACTTGCAAGTACAGTACCCACAGCAATCACATATGGGACAATCTTCGTCTTCATTATATATCACTCTAGCGGATGGTCAGTTCTGATACAAATTGGCCAGTAGCTGTTGTACCAGCTCCACCAGCCACTACCGTCAAGGCACCAGCAGACGTAACGGTACCCGCCAAATTGCCTACGGTTCCAGGTGCAGACGATGATATCTGAGAATAACCTAGTACATCACCTACATCAGCTGCTGTAGTAACAATACTATCACCAGTAGTTATGCTCTGTGTGAATGTATATGCATTACCTTGAGTTGTTTGGGCTGCATCAGGAAGAGCAAACGTTGCTACACCTGCTGTGCTGACAGCAGATATTCCACCTAGGTCACTAGCAGCACTACCACCAGAAGGTGTTATAGTAGTGCTGACACCAGACCCAGTTGTACTATACGTGTTGGGAGCTCTTGATACTGTTGTATAACCAGCGTCAACACTTAACTGTGTTGAACTAGATAGACGATGTGTTAGGTCGGCTTTTACAGGACTCACGGCAGATGCCATCCCAAGAAACATAATTATAGGAAATAATTTCTTCATACCTTTGACACTTTTACCTAGAACTATATAGGTAGAACAACCCCTCCAAAATAGGTACGGCATATACCATTTAAGTTTTCCTTTAGATGTGATTAAATAGTAGTGTCGCCGTAAGGGACAACACACTAAACCTAGCTTAATTAAGGAGGCTATTATGACTGGACTACAGAGATATCGTGCTGCTGATCTACCTCAGCTCATGGAAAAAATCCATAGAAACAGTATAGGACTGGATGACTACTTCCAACAATTCTTCGATTTGAATCAGAATAGTCAGTATCCACCATACAATCTTGTGCAAGTAAGCAACGTGGAATCACGTTTAGAGATTGCATTGGCGGGATTCAAGAAGGAAGAAGTAAAAGTCTTTACTGAGTATGGTAAGTTATTCGTACAAGGTGAGAAGGAAAAGAAAGAAGAAGAGAATGAGTATCTACATAGAGGGATGGCTCAAAGGTCATTCAATAGACAGTGGCAACTCTCTGATGATTCCACAATAAAGAATGTGACCTTTGAAGATGGTATGCTTATCATCACATTAGGTAAGATTGTTCCTGAGCATCATGCACGTAAGGAATTTTTATGATATAATTATCATATGAAATTTGAAGATTATTATAAGGAATTCTGTGAGGTCTTTGGGCATCCTCTATGGCATATGCCTATGATGTTGATCATTTTCTTTCTTGGTGTAGAAGTCATGCATGTAAATTATCATGCTGATGGAAACAAAGATGCTCATGGATTCTGCTCTCAGCAAGAGTTTGTTAAAGACATGCAAAGAGAGATTGATAATTACTAACCTATATAATACACAACAGAAGAGACCCCAAGGGTCTCTTTTTATTTGGAATATAAAATGAATGTTTATCTGAACTTAACCAAAACAAATTACGAAGGTGACAGCGACCTCTTGACAGTTGAGGTACCTTCGAGTTATACTGATGAACTGCTACGGCATGTCCGACCAATAGCAGAGGATAAAAATGTAAACGCTGAAAAAATCCTTAAAGATATTATTAAGGAATCTATTACTGAAATCGAAAGACGAAACTATGAGCGTAAGAATCGTAAGAACAAGAAACGGTGAAGATGTCATCGCAGATTTGTTTGAGGTCACCACAAAGGATGACCAGGAAAACGTTATTGGATTTCAATTAAGAAATCCTTATAATGTATGGGTTACTCAACCCTTTGATGCTGTCCAAGACAATGGAGAGATTCAAAAAATCACACAACCAGAACTTCGTTTTGAACCATACGCACCACTGCTCAAGGGTAATGCTATCATGCTTAAACTTGATGAAGTCATTAGTGCATACGAGACACACGATGAAGTCATTGCAAAATACAACGAACTAGTGGAGGCAACAAGTGGTAAAGGTAATCCTACTGAGGAACGGGAGTCTGACTGACTACCTAATAGGTAAAGTAACAGAGTTGGATGAGGAACCATCTGTTCTTATTGAAGAATGCTATCGTATTGTGGATGGTGTGTTGGAAGTATATCCTTTATATTCTGCACAACGTGATCTCTTCTTGACATCTGAGTCGATCTTTACTATAGTAGACCCATCTAAAGAAATGCTCGGAGAGTATCAGAAGATTGGCTAGTTTCTATACTAACATTCAACTCGCAGGTAATACTATTCTCTATCGTGGGTATGAGGACGGACAAAAAGTCCAGACTCGTACCCATTTTTCACCTGTACTATACTGCACTTCCAATAAGGAAGAGAAGTTTAAGACACTGGACGGTGAGAATGTAAAACCTATTCAGTTTCAGAATCCAAAGGAAGCAAGGGAATTCATACAGAAGTATGAAGGTGTCCATGGCTTTAAGGTGTCTGGATATGAGAGATTCGTTTATCAATTCATTGCTAATGAGTTTCCTGGTGAGATTGATTATCGTATGGATCAGATGAAGATCTTTACGATGGACATCGAGGTTGCATGTGAGAATGGTTTCCCTAATGTTGCAGAGGCAGCAGAGGAAATGCTCTGTATTACTATTAAAGATCTAAATACTAAGGAGTTCTTTACTTGGTCTACTCGTGAGTTTGAGGCACCTGAAGGTGTTAAGTCTTTCATCTTTTGGAAAGAAGAAGAGATGCTCAAATCATTTATTGGATGGTGGGTTGAAAATACACCAGATGTTTTAACTGGATGGAATGTCAATCTATATGACGTACCATATATCTGTCGTAGAGTAGATAGGATTCTAGGTAAGAAGTGGATGAATTCCATGTCACCTTGGAATCGTGCCAATGAAAGAGAGATAACAATACAGGGACGCACGAATTATGCCTACGACCTATCGGGCATTAATATACTTGACTATCTTGATCTCTATCGTAAGTTTACTTACACCAATCAGGAATCATATCGACTTGAACATATCGCCACTGTTGAGTTGGGTGAAGGAAAACTTGACCACAGTGAGTATGAGAATTTTAAAGACTTCTACACAAATGACTGGCAAAAATTTGTAGAGTATAACATCAAAGACGTTGAGCTAGTTGACCGACTCGAAGAGAAGATGAAACTGATAGAGTTGGCAGTTACTATGGCTTATGATGCTAAAGTAAACCTTGAGGATGTGTATTCACAGGTAAGAATGTGGGACACAATGATATATAATTATCTCAAGGATAGAAACATTGTTGTGCCACCACGCAAGGGAGCAAAGAAAGATGAAAAGTATGCAGGAGCCTATGTCAAAGAGCCTAAACCAGGTTTATATGATTGGGTCGTCAGTTTTGACCTTAACAGTCTGTACCCTCATCTCATCATGCAGTACAACATCAGTCCCGAAACCCTCTGTGACACCAGACATCCTAGTGCCACAGTTGAAGGACTGCTTAATAGAGAAATCGGGATCGCTGGAGATTACGCCGTGTGTGCCAATGGAGCACAATACCGCAAGGACATAAGGGGATTCCTACCTGAAATGATGGAGACTATTTACAATGAGCGTACGATATATAAGAAGAAAATGCTCGCTGCCAAGCGGGACAATGAAATTCACCCAACTGAAAAACTACAAAGAGATATTAGTAAATTCAATAACATCCAAATGGCTCGAAAGATCCAACTCAACTCGGCTTATGGTGCCATTGGAAATCAGTACTTTAGATATTATAACTTATCTAACGCTGAGGCAATTACTCTTAGTGGGCAGGTATCGATACGGTGGATTGAGAATAAAATGAACGTGTACCTTAACAAGGTACTTAAAACTAAGGAGGTAGATTATGTTGTTGCTAGTGATACCGATAGTATTTACTTGCATCTCGGTCCTTTGGTACAAAGTGTATTCAAGGGGAGAGAGGTTACTAATGAAAAGATCGTTAATTTCCTCGATAAGGTGTGTGATGTGGAATTGGAAAAATATATTTCGAGTTCTTACCAAGAGTTGGCCGACTACGTTTCCGCCTACGACCAAAAAATGTTCATGAAAAGGGAGACCATTGCCGAGAAAGGTATATGGACTGCTAAGAAAAGATACATTTTAAATGCGTGGGACATCGAGGGTGTCAGGTTTGAGAAACCTAAGTTAAAGATGATGGGTATTGAGGCAGTCAAGTCTTCTACTCCAGGTGCTTGTCGTCAGAAGATTAAGGATGCTCTTGAAGTTATTATGAATAAGAATGAGGAGGAGACCCAGAAGTTTATAGCAGATTTTAGGGATCACTTTAACGAGTTACCTATCGAGGACATTGCATTCCCTAGGGGCTGCAATAATCTAAATAAGTGGGCGAACCCAGCCACTGTATATTCTAAAGGCACCCCGATACATGTGCGTGGTAGTCTCTTGTACAATTTCTATATCAAGAAAAACAAGCTGACGCATAAGTATCCATTAATCCAAGATGGTGAGAAGATAAAGTTTGTTTATCTTAAGACACCTAATAAGATTAATGAAAATGTTGTTTCATTTTTCCAAACCTTCCCGAAGGAGTTGGCACTTGACAAACAGGTGGACTATGACCTACAATTCGAGAAGAGTTTTCTTGAACCAATTAAGGTCATACTTGAGAAGATAGGTTGGAAGCCAGAAAAAACTGCTAGCTTGGAGTTCCTATTCGGATGACCACATACATTGTAGAATATAAGAAAGCTTTTGGTGCTGGTGCAATGCCAGAGGAGAAGGAGTTCTTCACCAAAGATGAAGCAACATGGTTTGAAAGAGCCATGAAGCGATCTAATTACATTACTAAACTAATAAAAAGGACACCATGAATTTTTTGAAAGATGTAGCCAAGGAGATTGATAATGAATACGCTGCTCTCGTTAGCGATGGTGTGTCTGCTGGTGACACTAGCGGTTATATCGATACAGGTTCGTACATCTTTAACGCCCTTGTCTCAGGAAGCATCTACGGAGGTGTTCCAGGGAATAAGATCACAGCTATTGCTGGTGAGTCGAGCACAGGCAAAACTTATTTCTGCCTTGGTATTGTACAGCATTTCCTCGAACATAATCCTGATGCTGGCGTTATATATTTTGAGTCTGAAAGTGCCTTAAGTAAGGACATGATTGAGTCAAGAGGCATTGATGCAACTCGTATGCTTATAGCACCTGTTACTACTGTGCAAGAGTTTAGACTACAATCAATTAAGATTTTGGATAAATACTTAGCACAAGATCCAAAGGATCGGAAACCCCTGATGTTTGTTCTTGACTCGCTTGGTATGCTAAGTACTACCAAAGAGATTGAGGACAGTGAAGCAGGTAAAGAGACACGTGACATGACTCGTGCTCAAGTTGTAAAGTCAATATTTAGAGTCCTTACTCTTAAATTGGGTAAGGCAAATGTCCCTCTATTAGTTACAAATCATACCTACGATGTGGTCGGCAGTTATATCCCAACTAAAGAAATGGGAGGCGGTAGTGGCCTCAAGTACGCCGCGAGTACAA